GGACATGACCGAGCCCAAGGTTCCGGCGCCGCTCACCGCCGGGCAGATCCTCGCGGCGGCCGACCGCCCGCAGCCCGTCCGGGTCCAGGTGCCCGAGTGGTCGGGCTTCGTCTACGTCCGCGAGATGACCGCCGGCGAGCGCGACCGCTACGAGAAGCAGCTCATCGACAGCCGCGCCGGCGGGCCGTTCCTGCCGCGCGCCTGGCTCGCGGTGCTGACGATCTGCGACGCCGAGGGCAAGCGGCTGTTCGCCGACGATCAGGCCGGCGAGATCGCCAAGCGCTCGGCCGCGGCGCTCGACCGGGTGTTCGACGCCGCCTCGGCGCTCAACGGCCTGGGCGCGGGCGACATCGAGGACGCGGAAAAAAACTCAAGCGCCGGCCCGAGCGCCGGTTCAAGTTCCGCCTCGCCCTCGCCCTCGGCATGACGGTCGCCCGGCTGGACCGCGAGATGGGCTCGGCCGAGCTGACCGAGTGGATGGCCTACGCGCGCATCGAGCCGTTCGGCGAGGACCGCGCCGACCTGCGCGCGGCGATCGTCGCCAAGACGGTCGCCGACGTGAGCCGGCGGAAGGGCCATGCCGGCTACCGCATCGAGCGGTTCCTGGCGGTCCGCGACGGCGAGGCCGAGCGCCGCGGCTCGGCCGAGAGCCTCATGCGGGCGCTGGCGGGGATGGGGAAGAATGCCGGGACGGATTGAGTTCGATCTCCTGGGCACCCGCGAGATGCAGGCGGTCCTGAAACAGCTCGGCCCGGCGGTGGCGGGCCGGGTGGCAGATGCCGCGCTGCGCGCCGGCGCCAGGCCGATCGTCGCCGAGGCCAAGCGGCTTGTGCCGCGGCGGACCGGCGCGCTGGGGCGCTCGATCACCGCGGCGATCCCGCGCGGTCGGCGCCGGCAGCGCGCCGCGGGCGCGCTGGGCGACGACGCGCGGCTGATCCTGATCGGCTTCAAGCCGCCGCACTCCAGGCGGGCGCACCTGGCCGAGTTCGGCTGGAAGCACGCCGCGGCGCAGCCGTTCATCGACCCGGCGCTGGAGAGCCGCCAGGGGGCCGCGCTGGACGCCATGGGCGCGGCGCTGGCCGCCGGCATCGAGCGCGAAGCCCACAAGCTCGCCGGGCGGTAGGACGGGATCCATGGCCAGCATCGGCTCGCTCACCGCCGACCTCAACCTCAGGTCGGCCGCCTTCCTGCGCGAGATGAAGTCCAGCCGCGCGGCGCTCCAGTCCAACACCGCGCGCATGCGCGCCTCGATGCGCCATCTCGAGACCGCCTCGCGCCGGGTCGAGCGGCAGTTCGCCGGCCTGAAGTCCGCCGCCGGCGCGCTCGCCGGGGCGCTCGCGGTGCGCCAGTTCTCGCGCTTCGCCAAGTCCGCGATCGAGAGCGCCGACGCCATCGCCAAGACCTCCGATCAGCTCGGCATCGCGACCGACACGCTGCAGGAGTACCGGATCGCGGCCGGGCTTGCCGGCGTCTCGACCGCCAAGGTCGACAAGGGGCTGGGCGGGTTCGCCAAGCGGCTGGGCGAGCTGCGCGCCGGCACCGGGTCGCTCCTCACCTTGCTCGACAAGACCAACCAGAGCCTCAAATCCCAGCTCGTCGCCGCGGGCTCGACCGCGGAGGCGCTGTCGGTCCTGCTGCGCGCGATGGCCGGCACCGCCAACCAGGCCGACCGCCTGGCGCTGTCGGCCGCGGCGTTCGGCCGCGGCGCGGGCATCGCGTTCGTCAACCTGGTCAAGAACGGCGCCGGCGAGGTCGAGGCGCTGCGCGCCCGGCTCGCCGGGCTCGGGCTGATCATGTCCGAAGGCGTGCTGCGCGCGGCCGAGCGGCTGAACGACAGCCTGGGCCTGCTCAACCGGGCGTTCCGGGTGGGCTTCGATACCGCGATCATCGTCGGGCTGACGGGCTCGATCAAGGCCACCGAGCAGAGCCTCAAACAGGCCCGCGACCTCGGCGTGCGGTTCGGCCAGGCGGTCGGCGCGGCGATGCGCGGCGTGGCCGCGGCGGCCGAGCTCGCCGCCCGCAACCTGCGCGCCATCACCGCAGCGCTCGCCGGGCTGATCGCGCTCAAGGCGGCGGTGATCTTCTTCGGGATCGCGACCGCGGTCACCCGCTTCGCGATCGCGCTGGTGACCGCCGCGCGGGCGGCGAACCTGTTGCAGCTCGTGATGTCGAAATCCGTGCTCGGGGTGATCGCGAAGCTCGCGATCGTCGTCGGCGCCGCGGCGATCGCGTGGGACACGTTCGACAACGAGATCAACGACGCCAGCAAGGCGGTCCGGCAGGGCACCGCGGAGCTGCGCGAGCTGCTCGACGCCGAGGCCCGGTTTCGGGGGGGCTTCGGGCGCTTCGATGCGGCCGCGGCGTTCGACGGCCTGGCGGCGTCTGCCGGCCGGGCCGGCGCGGCCGTGGCCGCCGTGCCCAAGGAGATCGACGCCGCGGCCGAGGCGGTCGATGACGCCAAGCTCGCCTTCGGCTCGTTCGCCGAGACAGCGATCGGCGACATCAGGTCGGTGGGCGGCGCGCTGCGCTTCCTCGAGGAGCGGCTGCTGGCGATCGCCACGCGCGCGCTGATCAGCCGCCCGATCGAGGGCTTCCTCGACCGGCAGCTCTCCGGGGCGTTCTCCGGCGGCGGGCTGTTCGGGCTGTTCGGCGGCGCGCACGCCGCGGCCGAAGGGCTGTCGGGCATCGGCTTCCAGCACGGCGGGCGGTTCAAGGTGCCCGGCGCCGGCGGGCCGGACAGCCAGCTCGTGCCGCTGCGGCTCACCCCCGGCGAGGTGGTCACCGTCGAGACGCCGGCCCAGGCGCGCGCCGGCGACGGCGGAAGCTGGACGGTCAACATCAACATCGACACCCCGGACCTGAGCCCGGAGAACCGCAACGCGGTCGCCGCCCGGATCGGCGACGAGCTGGCCCGGGCGCGGGCGAGGTTCCGCTAGATGGCCGCCCCGTTCGACGAGGTCCGGTTCCCGGCCGCGATCGGCTTCGGCGCAACCGGCGGGCCGCGCCACCAGACCGGGATCGTCACCGTCGGCTCCGGCCGCGAGGAGCGCAACCGCAACTGGTCGGCGCCGCTCAGGCCGTTCGACGTCGGCGGCACCAAGACGCAAGGCCAGCTCGATGCGCTGATGGCGTTCTTCCTGGCGCGCGACGGCCGGCACCGCGGGTTCCGCTATTTCGACTGGTCGGACCACTCCGTCGCCGGCCAGGCGATCGGCACCGGCGACGACGCCGAGGACACGTTCCAGCTCGTCAAGACCTATGCGTCCGGCGGCCAGACCCGGACGCGGGACCTGGTCAAGATCATCGACGGCGAGACGGTCGCCGCCCGGCTCGGCCAGCTCGACCTCGCCGTCTACCTCGACGGCACCCCGACGGCGGCCTACTCGCTCGACGCCGATACCGGGATCATCGTCTTCACCTCCCCGCCGGGCGCCGGGGTGGCGATCACCGCCGACGTCTTCTTCGACGTGCCCGCCCGGTTCGACACCGACGAGCTGCGCCCCCGCATGATCGACCGCAACGAGACCGACGGGCTGATCTACGACCTCGGCACCGTGCCGATCGTCGAGGTCCGGCTGTAGGGCGAAGGGCCTTCGCATGCGTTCCGCTTCCGCCGCGATGATCGCCCACCTCGCCTCGGGCGGGACCTCGCTCGCGACCATCGTCAAGGTCACCCGCCGCGACGGCCAGGTGTTCGGCTTTACGATCCACGACGCCGATCTCGTCTACGACGACGGCGGCGGGGCGGTCACCTACAGGACCGCGCTCGGCTACCTGGCGACGCCCTTCGAGCAGTCCTCCGACCTCAACGTCGACAACACCGAGCTGCGCGGGATCATCGATTCCGCCGACCTCACCGAGGCCGACCTGCGCGGCGGGATCTGGGACGGCGCGGAACTGGTCTTCATGGCGCTCAACTGGGCCGACCTCACGATGGGCCACGTCGCGATCGAGACGTTCTACCTCGGCCCGGTGCGCCTCGCCGACGTCGGCTACCGCGCCACCCTGGTCTCCAAGATGCAGCGGCTCGCCGAGCGCATCGGGCGGATCTATTCGGTGGACTGCGACGCCGAGCTGTTCGACGCGCGCTGCGGCATCGACGCCCAGGACTGGACCGAGGCCGGCTCGGTCGAGGCGGTCACCGACCGCGCCACCTTCACCGTGCCGGCCGACACCGTCCACGACTTGAGCCAGTCGCCGCCGGCCGCCGCGCCCGACGACTGGCTGAACGGCGGGCTGGTCGCGTTCACCTCGGGCGCCAACGCCGGGCTCGCCATGGAGATCCGCGACTGGATCGCCGCCAGCCGCACCATCGTCCTCTTCCTGCCGATGCCCTTCGACATCGCCGCCGGCGACACCTGCGACATCCGGCGCGGCTGCAACAAGCGGGGGCGCGAAGGCGACTGCAAGCTGGTGTTCGACAACTACCTGCGCTTCCGGGGGTTCGAGGACATCCCCGGGCTCGACGCGCTGGTGCGCTAGATGCTCACCCGCCACGACGTCGTCGCCGAGGCGCGGTCCTGGATCGGCACGCCGTACCGCCACCAGGGCCGGCTCAAGGGCGTCGGCGTCGACTGCCTCGGCCTGATCGTCGGCGTCGCCCGCGCGCTGGGGCTGGCCGACAAGGACGCCGACGGCTACGGCGCGATCCCCAGCGACAACCGGCTGCGCGCCGCGCTCGAGGCCGAGATGGACCGGGTGCCCACAGGGTCCTTACGCGAGGCCGACGTGCTGCTCATCGCGTGGAAGCGCTGGCCGGCTCATCTGGCGATCGCCACCGAGACCGCGCCGGCCATCCGCATCGTCGATGCGCTGCGCACCGTGGGCCGGTGCTGCGAGTACCGCGCGCCCGAGGAGTGGTTCGCCGCCGCGCCGGGCGGCGGCCCGCGTCTGGTCGGGGTCTACCGCTTCCGG